ACCTTTGTTTCCAAGGAGGAAACTATGTCTAACACTTCAGATGTAACTGCCCCAGAGGTAGTTATCATTCCTGAGGCTGCTAGTGAGGCTGACATTATTAAGGCTATGCCTGCCGCCATCCGCAAGATGCTGGACGAGGCAACCGCAAACTCAGAAGCAGCGCTCCGCAAGGCCGCCGCTTCAGAGCAAGCACTCATCGCAGAGCGTGAAGCCCGTGCCGATGAAGCCGCAGTAATCAAAGCAGCACAGTGGTCACACCTAAACCTTGACCCTTCAATCGTGGGACCTGCTCTCCGTCGTCTTTCTGAGACTGACAGCACTCTTGCTACAGAAGTAGTTAAGGCTCTCGACAGCGCTAACGCTGTTGCTGAGACGAACGCTGTATTCACCGAAGTTGGTTCAGACGCTCCTGTTGCCGCCGACGACGCTTTCTCGAAGATGGAAAACCTTGCCAAGGCCGCTGTTGCCAACGGTACGTCACCTTCGTTTGAGTCTGCGCTGTTGTCAGTTGCTCAGAGCAACCCTGACCTCTACACCGCTTACCTTAGCGAGAAGGCTCGATAGTCATGGCTTACGAACAGAATCCATATGCCATCAAGATTACGCTTATTGCTGACTCGTCGCTTTCGTCGTCGAACCAGTTTCAGTTCGTAGTCGCTGGCAACCCCCTCACTGGCACGACATCGGCATCGGCTGTTACAGCCGCCACCCAGCGTCCTGTTGGTGTTCTTCAGAACGCCCCCAAGTTGTACAACTCTGGCTACTCAGAAGCGGAAGTTACCGTTTCGGGTGTGACCAAGGTTGTTGCTGGTGGCAACATTTCCATTGGTTCCGTTTTGGGCATTAACGCTTCGGGTCAGGCTGTTGCCATTGTTCCCGGTACGGACACCACTAAGTACATTCTCGGCACTGCTCTTACGGCTGGTGTCAGCGGCGACTACGTTACCGCTGTTATCAACTGCGCAAGCGCAAGCCGTGCGGCTTAAGGTAGAAAGGACTAATCCATGCCACAGCCAAACGTAAATAATGTTCACATTGACGCAATCTTGACTAACATCTCGGTTGCGTACATTCAGAACACCGCCAACTTCATTGCCGACCAAGTGTTCCCAACGGTTCCGGTTGACAAGAAGAGCAACCTGTACTTCAAGTACACCAAGGATGACTGGTTCCGTGACGAGGCTCAACGCCGTGCTGACGGAACTGCATCTTCTGGTTCAGGCTACGGACTGACCACCGACAACTACACGGCTGACGTGTACGCCTTCCACAAGGACATCGGTGACCAGACTCGTGCTAACGCAGACAACCCCTTGAACCCCGACATGGAAGCGACGCAGTTTGTTACTCAGCGTCTCTTGCTCCGTCGTGAAGTTCAGTGGGCTTCGGACTACTTCACCTCTGGTGTTTGGGGTACTACCGTAACTGGTACGACCACCGCAAACAACATTGGTACGATTTGGAACGACTACGTTCTTAGCCCGACTTCGTACACTTCTGACCCAATCGCTGAGGTGGAAATCGCTAAGGCGACCATCCTTCAGACCACTGGTTACGAGCCAAACACCTTCGTGTTGGGCTACAAGGTATTCCAGACCCTGAAGAACCACCCTCTCTTGGTTGACCGTTACAAGTACACCCAAGCCGGTGCAATCGTCACTGAGGACTTGCTTGCGCAACTCTTCGGTGTTGACCGTGTGCTGGTCGCAAAGGCAGTGGTTAACACTGGCGCTGAGGGCAACAACGCCCCCGGTAACGAAAACATGAACTTCGTTGCTGGTAACTCTGCGCTTCTGTGCTACACCGCTCCGAACCCCGGTCTTATGACCCCTTCGGCTGGTTACACCTTCATGTGGACTGGCGTTTCGGGTGGTCTTGGAACGACTGTCGGTGTTTCACGCTTCCGTATGGAAGAGTTGAAGGCTGACCGTGTTGAAGGTGAAATCGCCTTCGACAACAAGGTCGTTGCTGCTGACCTCGGTTACTTCTGGTCAGGCATTACCAACAACTAATGTCTAAGCCCACCTTTTCCCACCGAGCCGTTATTGACTTCACAGACAGTGACGGCTCGGTGGTGAAGGCTGG